TGATCAGAGAGGTCAGAAGGTCAATGCCACACTGGATGATAAGCGGGATGTTGTCGATCAGCGCCGAAATGATCGCCATAACGATCGACGGCAGCACCGCGACAATGGCCGTGATGATCTGCGGGAGGGCAGCCACTAACGAGGTCAGGAGCTGAATGCCGCAGGCGATGATCTGCCCGGACATTCCCACAAGGGTCTGAACAATGGAGCTTATGATCTGCGGCAGTACTGCCACGATCTGATAGATGATATCAGGCAGGGCCTGAACGAGTGCGACAAGGAGCTGAACGCCACAGTCTACGATCAGCGGGAGCATGGATAGCAGGCCGCCGACGATGCTGGAAATGATCTCCGGGAGCTTTGAGACAATGGACTGAATGATCTGCGGCAGCCCTTTCACAAGGGAGGATAGGAGGTTGACGCCGCAAGTGACGATCTTCGGGGCCAGTGCCGTAATCCCGGACACAACCGTGTCGATCAATCCGGGCAGCGCCGACAGGAGCGCGTTGATCACCTGCGGGAGCGCCGACACAAGGGCATCGATGATCCCGGCCGCTGCGTCAATGAAAGCCCCTGCCATAGATGCAGCCTGTCCGGCCAGCTCCGTGATCAGGGAGATCGCCGTTTCTACAAGCTGCGGGGCTGCCTCAATGAGTCCCGTTGCAAGGGCACCGATCAGCTCAATGCCTGCCTCCGTGACTTGCGGGAGGTATTCAACAATGGTTGTGGCAATCAGCTCCACGCCGCTCAGAACGGTTTGGCTGATCTGCCCGATGTTCTGAACAATGCCGTTGCAAAGGGCTACGATCAGTTCACCGCCGAGCCTGAGAAGATCGGCGCTGATTGTCAGAAGCCAATCCAGGAGCGTCGAACCTATGTCGATTGCCACATCTGCCAGCTGTGGAGCTGCGTCAGCGATCCCGTTTACAAAGGATCGGACAAGGTCAACAGCCGCCTTTGCCAGCTTCGGGGCATACTGCGCGACCATGTTGATCGCACGGGACAGGGCTTTTCCGACAGCACCGGCCAGCCCGGACAATCCACCTTCTTCGACCGCCTGATGCAGATCGTCCATGATGCCGGTTGCTTCCTGAACGAAACTGCGGAGTGGCTTTTGCATGTTCTCATAGATTGCAATGCCGAAGCCCTCTGTCGCGGATTTGAGGATGGTGATATCGCCCTGCAGGTTATCCAACTTTACGGCCGCCATTCTCTCGGCAGCTCCGGTGCAATCCGTCAGGCTTGCTTTCAGGGCTTCAAGCTCTTCCTGCGTGCTTCCTGCAATAGCGCCGTATGCCTTTAAGCCGGCACTCGTAAAAATAGAGCCGAGGTAGGCGGCCTGTTCCTCTTCGGTCAATCCGGCAAGTTTCGCTTGCAGATCACCTACGACCTCAATCATGTCACGCTGCGCGCCGCTGGAATCGTAGGCAGATACGCCAAGAGCCTCAAGGGCCTTTTGAGCATTCGCGGACGGAGAGTACAGGTCAGACATGGCGCGGCTGAGATAGGTGCCTGCCGTGGATCCCTGATAGCCTTTCTCGGCGAGGGCCAGGAGCAGAGTGCCGGTCGTGTCGATACTCTGATTGAATTGTCCGGCCATAGAGGCCGCGCCCGTCATAGCGTCGCCGAACTGTGCTGTAGAGGTATTTGCCAGTGTTGCGCCTTTTGCATAGAGGTCGGCAAGCCGTGCCGTGTCCTCCATGCTGAGATTTGCTTCTCTGGCCGAGCTGGAGAATGCCTTGACCGTCGTGGTCAGGTATCCAGCAGCATCGGACATCTGCATCTCGCCAGCAGCCGCAAGGCCGAGAACAGCGTCAATACTCGTAAGCTGTTCCTCCATGGTCAAGCCGGACTGTGCGAGGATATTGAAGCCCTCGGCGGCCTGCGTAGCGGAAAAGGCCGTAGTTGCACCGAGTTCTTTCGCCTTTGCCGTGATATCGGCAATCTGATCCGTGGTCTTTCCCATTGTGGCCGCAACATTTGAAATGGCAGCCTCAAAGTCAGAGCCTACGGAAATGGCGTATGTTCCAAGAGCCGCCAGACCAGCAGCGGCCGCTTTCAGCGAACCGGTTGCGAGACTGGACAAGTCTCTGATTACTCCTGTGGTATCAAGTTTGGTATCAAAAATGACGGAGCCGTCAGCCATACAATCACTTCCTTGTTCGGAAATTGGTGATTGCACGGCTCATGGGCTCAATGTGCAAAAATCGCCCCGGCGCGAGGCTCAGGGCGATTTGGTCTTGTCCGGTAAAACCTGTTTCCCGGCGACGATAATGAGTTCAAATTCTTTGCCACAGCCTCTTGTGCATTTGGTATCTAAACCTTTGCACTCGGCATTCTCGCCGTACAGGCCCGTGGTCTTTGCTCCGCAGTACGGGCAGCGTACCCATTCGCGGTGTGTGACAGGTTGACTCATTTTGTGAAGCCTCCACTAAAGGCAGCGCCCGCCATGGCTACCTTTTCCTCGGTTGTAAGGTTCTGCGGGAGCGCATAGATGCTTTGCAGCTTCTGGACGCGGGCACGCTCCTTGTTGTCCTTGATCTGCGTGGTGTCCGTAGCCCGATATCCCATGATCTCAACGATCTTTTGCGTTGAGGGGAGGCTTTTGAACAGGGCTTGGAATTTCCACCAATGAAGATAGCCAATATCTTGGAGATCGATTCCGTACTGAGACAGGAAAGCACCGTAGATATATGGCGCGTCGAATTCGTAATCATAGATCAACTTTTCCTTGATCTCAATTTCGCCGTTCTTTTTCTTCTTCGCTTCGGACTTCTTCTTATCGGGCGGCTTGCCGCAGCTGTAAAGATACAACACACCGTTAAAGGCGGCTTCGACGTCTGCCGGTATTCCCTCCGTGAATATCATGTTCAGGATCCGGATTACCCGATCTTCGGCGTTTGTGCCGGTGTCGAGGATCAGCTTTTCCAGCTCGATCATCGTGCGGAAATCAGTTTCCGCGAAAAACTCCCTGCCCCGGATCGTTACCGACGTGGGCAGGGAGCCTGTCAACAGATTGTCCATGGCACCTTAATGGCGGCGCTTCTTCTGTTGATGGGGTTTCGCCGCGGGAGGATTGAAGCTCTGGACGGGCTGCGGCTGGACGGTTTTCCTCGGGGAGAGATCCTTCAGCGCGTTGCGGGTGTCCAGGATATTATCACGCTGCACAGAGACAAAACGGAGGAAATCCATGTAGGCATTGTAGCAGGTCGTGATATTGTCCCTTTCGCCGCAAATCTTTTCGCCAGCGCCAGCACCGAGAACATCATCGAAGAACGTCTTCAGGTATTTGCACTGTGCGCGGTAGATCACGGCGATGGAGCCGTCCTTCGGGAGAGCCTTTTCGGTCTCTCCCATTTTCTTGATCGCAGCCTCATATCTCTCGGCTTCGTCCGCGTCGGCAATGTCATAGACAAAGCTATGACCGTTGTAATTGAAAGTGATCAGTTCGTCGTGGCTCATTGGCTCATAGACTCCTTTCGGTTATTGCGGCATCAGGCCGCGGTAAAGGTCTTGGTGGTGGTATTGAAAGTGCCGTCGATAAAGTCGCCGGCCGCTTTCATGGAGCCGGAGTAGACCAGCGCATCGGTGCCGTCCGCTTTCTGGTTCGGGATGATGGCATAGGGACGCATCTTCGCCTCACAGGCAACGCCGGACGGATCACTCCACAGATTGACGGCAACGATGTTGCGGCGGGCATCCGTGCCAAGGAGTTCGTTGTCGGTGATCTTGGCGATCTCAGCGACAACGGGATCCCCGTCGATGTAGTCCATCGTGTAGTCATACTGAGGGGCGAAGCCGGTCAGGTCGGTGCGGGTGGTCTTGTCGCTGACGTACTTACGGGAGTACTCCTGCGGGTTCTTGGACTCCGCGAGCTGGGTGAAACCTTCACCGATCAGGCTAAAGGTTTCGGACACAGTCGGGGCGGTCGTGGTGGCCGCGCTGATCGTGCCAGCGGTGGAGACGATGGAAACACCGGGCTTGCCAGCACCGTAATGACCGCTCTTCTCGGTGAACGTCAGAACACCGGACGTTGCGGTAATGGTGTACTTGGCAGCGACGTTTTCGTTGGCTTCGAGCGCTGTCTTGCAGGCAGACGCGGCAGCGGTAGCAGACGCGGCACTTGTCGAATCCAGCGTGACGGTTACACCGGCGATGGTGACCTTATCGCCGCTCGCAAGGGTGCCGCCGATGGTAACAGCATAGACGCCGGCAGAGGCAGCAGCAAGGCAGCCCATGAACGACGCGAACTGATACCTCATAATCAGGGTATTGTCAGGCATAGAAATTACCTCCTGTTGGAATATTTGTACTCAAGCTGATAGACAGCCTGATAGTCCTCTACGCCGCCGTCGAACTGTGCGGCGAGGGCCGGCGTGGTAGACATTTCGATTTTTGTGGCCGTCCTTTGACGGTCGATGATGGGGAGATTAACGAAAGCCCCGCGGTTGTCCTTCACTCGGAACCACTCCGCAAGCTCGTTCAGGGCGCTTGACGCGCTGAGTCTGGCAGCACTGTCCTCCGCATTGATCCGCATATAGATAGCGAAGCTCCATTGACCGATATATGATCCGTCAATGTACGGTCGGATGATTTCTGCATGGGCAAGCTCCTGCAGCATGAGCGAGGGCGGGGCCTGGGCGAAGTCGCCCAAAACGACCGTTGCCGGCTTTTCGTGCCAGTTGGCATTGATATGGTCACGAACGACCTTTGCCAGCATGACGCCATCGTTGCAATACACTTTTCCCATTACGCATCGCCTCCGTGTAGGATCGCTTTCACACCGCGCAGCCATTTCGGTTTGTTCGCTGCTTTCGCCGTCTCAAACCAAAAGGCGCAGGCTTGCGGGTGCTTATCCTTGCTGAATTTCATGTAGCTGCCGTAGTAGACTCTCCTGGCATAAGGCGCGTTGTATTCGACCTCGCCGGAGCCGAGCTTTGTGGCCGTGATACCGGATCGGAAAAGGTGCCCGTATCGGAACGGGACATAAGGGCCGCAATCTTTCAGGACTTCGTTGTCAAGCCACTTCTGCGCCCTCTCTTGCCGGGGGTCCAGCTTCTTGTTCTTGAACTCGGCAACATTGATCTTGAAACGATAATTCATGCCCCTTGTGCCTCGAAATGCCACATGCGCGGTGTCCCGCCTGTCAGATGGGCAACGCGGGTCACAGGCACTTTCCGCGGGTCCGCGACTCTTCCGGTTTTGATGAAGTAGTCACGAGATGGACCGTCTCGGAGCGTCCAGAAACCGGACTTATCTGCTTTGGCGTCCCATTCCTCAAACGGGATATAGGTCAGCTTATTCCCGCTCTCGTCCGTCACTCTGCTGTCCCTGTCGAAGATGTAGAGCGCGACACGATTGCTGGGAGCTGTCCCGTTCCCTGTAGGCATGGAGCCGTCGTTCATCGGGCAGTAGCACCGGCTGATGATCGCTTTTTGGTAGGTGGCAACATCGTCAACCTCTCCAACATAGTTGAAAAGAGTAACGGTGTCTGGCAGCATTCTCGGTGAGGGCATGGCACTACCTCCAAGGATCAAAGAAACCGGAATAGGCCCATCTGGACATGAGTCCAAGCCGTTTCAGGATTTGCAAGGCCATAGGAGACACAGGAATGCCACCTGAAAGCGTTGCAACGCCACTCTGCGAGTTTCCAGCCGATACGGAATAATCACCGAGGCTTTCACTCCCGCCCGCCGCAGCGGACACGGAAAGGCCCATGATGGCATCAAGCCCGCCCTGTTCATAGAGCAGTTCGGTTTCATAGCACACGGCCTTTTTGAAATCCTCATTGAGGATCATTTCCTCGTCAGGCTTTACGCGGCAGACGGCATAGATGGCCTCGGACGCAGCTTCGGCCAGCCGATCAAAGTCTTCGCTCGGGATTGCCCGCCCTTTGAACGTGTCGTTATAGAATTCAGCGTCAATGTAGATCACGTTCTTACCTCCTTATGAGTAAGGGCGGCCCCATGCCGGAGCACAGGGCCGCAGGGTGGGTTATCAGGTCTTGGACGTGATAGCCGCAGCGGTGGACTTCGCGTAGATACGACCGTCCTCGTCGGTGATGATCACGATACCGTAGTGGCCGTTGGTCACACCGGAAACGACCTCGCCCGGAGTGAACTCCGTGTAGCCGGTCACGATATCGCCGACAGCCTGCGAATCCGTGAAGGTCGCAGAAGCGGTCTTGAGCCAGAAGCGGGAGCCCGCTTTCTGATCAGTCGCGCTCGGGGCGCTGATGGAGATGATCGTGTCGCCAGCGACGGCGCCGGTCTTGGTGCTGGCAGCAGAGCCGAAGGTAACGGAAGCAGCATCGACAGCTTCGATGATGAAGTCAATGCCGTACTGCTTGTTCGGCAGGATGAAGACGTCCTCGTCGGACTCCTCGAAATACACATAGTGACCATCGGTGCCAGCGGACGGGGGATCGAGCTGGGCGAATTCGTAGGTCACAGGAGTGATGACGGAAGTCGGATGGACAAGGGCCATCTGGATCTGCTTGGCACCGCTCGCCCTGACAGCACCTTCGGTGAAGTCGTAGGCAGTGAGCATGTGGTCAGAGGGAACGACTTCGATGCTCACGGTGTCGATGTAGGACAGCGCGCGCTGGATGCTCGCGGGGGCCTGAGAAACGTCGATGGTGCGATAGAGCGCCTTCGCGTTCTTCACGAGGGTGTCCACCTTGGGGGTGATATACATGATGCGGCCAGCAGCCGGAACATTGTGCTCGGTGGCAGCCTCCATCAGCATATCGAAGTAGGTCAGGACATTGTCCGCGGTCAGAGCGACGGCGATCACACCGCGCAGTTTCATCAGGTCGCTGTACAGGGTGGAGATCAGGTACTTGTCCATTTCGGGGAACTTCTGCTCCTCGTTGAACACACGGGTGATGTTCTGAATGGACGTGGCCTCGTTGGTCATATCGACCTCACGCGGGTGGACGAGATCGTCCCATTTGCGGGAGTTGCGGAGGGTCAGCGGCGTCCAGGTGTTGGAGTGGCGCACGGTCTTGGCACCGATCTGGCCGCGGGTGGTGTTCACACGGCCGGTGACGGCGATGGTGGGCACCTCAATGGTCTTGGCGTTTACCCAGCGGTAATCGCCCTCCTGATTGCGGGCAAACAGAGCACCGAAATGCAGGACGTTCGGGTATGCCTGACTGAGAACCTTGGCATACTGCTCGGCATAGTTAGTGGGCATAGTTTTTACCTCCTGTTATTTGTTATTGGTCTGGCGCACAGGTGTGAATGAGAAGTTAAACGGATTGGCAGGGGGAGCGCCGTTCCCTGCCGGATTGGGGTTCGTAAACTGGGGCTTGGGTTTCCCGGCCGGAGGATCGGAGCCATCGTCTTCCTTGACAAAAGCGCCGGGATCGCTCTCCTTGTAGGTCTTAACGAAATCGTCAAGGCCGAGAAGTTTTCCATCCTGAAGCTGCAGCTTCTTGGCCGTCAGATCAGCCATGAAAGACTTCTTTGCACCCTCGCTCGTGAATTTGAGGCCAGCAGCAGCACGCTCCACACCGAAGCCGTAGTTCGCTGCGTCCAGCTGATCCTTGAGGGCCTTGGTGTCGGTGTTGTACTTGGTCTCCCAGTCGGCCGCAGACTTCTTGATGCCGTCAATGTCCATGTCGGTATAAGACTTGATCGTCTTATTGGCTTCATCAAGCTGAGTCTTCAGGCCGTCCCGTTCCGTGGTGAGGGTCTGGATGGTGTTCTGATTGGCGGTGATATCCTTGCCGTGCTCTGCCATGATTGCATCAATGGCAGCGTCGGACAGCTTGGCACCCTCGCCGAGATCAAGATTTGCCAGGAATTCGCGTTTCATAATGACTCCTTTCTTCCGCTACGCTTGTTTTCGGGGTCGCGTCCCCGTGCGGCGCTCCTGATGTCGCCCGGAGCTCGGCGAAAATAGGTATGAAAAAAGCAGCTCCTTTCGGAACTGCTTTAATCAACAGGTTATTGCACTACTCGATCTGATCAATGATTTCATCGTACAGGGAATACAGCTTTCGACCGTAATCCGTGCATTCCATCTGATCGTCGGTCATGCCGTTCAATGAAATCTCATAATTCAAAGCGATCTGCAGGGCGAAAACATCGTCCGTGTCGAATGTGAGACTATCGTCATTGAACGTAATCTTGAACTCAAAAGAGGAAAAATCAATGCTTTTGAGCAGATCGTAATTTGTCTTTGAGAGCTTATACATTCTTCTTCCCCTTTCTGAGAGGATTGCACTGTGTGAGAGTGCCTTTATCCGGGTTTATCGAGACGCCGCACACATCATTGTAGAGCACTTGGCTTCTCAATCCCTCTCGGCCCTTGATATCCGCAGGGCCTACTTTTCCGTGAAGAACAGCGTCTATAATATCATCCACTTCAACGCCGGACCGTGGGCGGCCTTTTTCGGGATCGATCATTGTCCCCATGACCCGCTGAATGAAGTGATTGGACTGGCCTGTGATTGTGACGCCGTTTGCGGCTGTCTTTCCAACAAGCTCCCGATCTATGCGCTGCAGTGCGTCACGGTAATTCCCGAATCCAGCCAGCGGGGAGACCCACCCGGTTTGAACATCACGCGCATACCGGGTCAGCAGCTGATATTCAGGAGTGTTATTATACTTGGCCTCATAGTATTTTGCAACAGTTTTCAGGTCCGTATCGGTGGCATTTATCGAGCGTAGCCATTGCGTGTGATGGGACTGCGCTGCGCCTCTGGCCTTGTTGGCCTCGCCAACACTCCAAATGCCGGTGCTCTCCCGGTCGGGCTGCCGTGTCCGGCCAGTCTCGCGGATGAACTGTGTCAAACTGGCCTCGCGGCGTTTGAGCTTGACAGCGGCAGCGGAATAATCCTCCTTGATGGCGGCTGCCGTCGCTTCATCGGGAGCACTGTCGATCGCAGACTGATAGGTAATGCACTCTCTCTTTGCCTCCCTGATCTGCCGCTCATAGTATCGCTGCTTTTGGGAGAGCTCATAATCCTCGTCGTTGTCCCTGCCGGCGTCGGCAGATGGATCACGGGAAAAGGATTGCTCGGAAAGACCCTCGAAGAACGGAAAAAAGCTGTGGTAGCAGTTCCAGCCGCACAGACCGTCACCGTCACCGTAGCCCGTTTCTGAATAGAAATCTTTGTACTTCGGATGATGGCCTGAGATACAAAAGACCTGTCCCTGCCACACCGCATGTGTAGGCCGCGCCCCTGCATGGGAGGATGTTTCCACAAGGTTGCAGCCCATGTCCTCGGCACGGGCCAGCTGTAATTTCGCACAGGTC